GGGAAAGACCGGTGAATATGCTAAGTGGGCTGATCGCTCACAAGGCACGTTCCTCGGCACTGCCTATGCCTCACTAACGCGGAAGTCATCTCCGCTTGCAACTGGAGTCCGTAAGGTGCAGGGCAAAATTACTTACCCCACCATTAACGGCATTACTGGTGCGCTCGATCGGACGCACATCGGTACTTTCGAGATCGTGATTCCAAATTCCGGCACTCTAACCGAGCGTCGGGAATTGACGGCACGACTCCGGGATTTTATCATTGACGCGGTAGTTACTGCCGCTGTCGACAATGATGAAATGCCGTGGGGTTAAACCCACAGCTTAAGCATATCGCTTAACCCGCAATGCGCGAACGCGCTAGGAAAGGTACCCGATGGCAAACAACTTGAATCGAGAATTGGGCAACAAAACCAGGCGCCGCTGGGACCGACGTAAGTCGGTTGATGCGGTTCTAGAGGAAATGTTGACCCGAGCTACAGATGTTACGTTACCACGTGCTTCTGTGGTCCAGTCCGCCTCCCACCTGTGGGAGAGTCTAGACACACCAACCAGTTTAGGACTCTATCTCTGCATGAAGTACGGCGACCTTGTGTCTGTCGTACAGCATAAGTTTCAGATTTCATGCTATGAGCCCGTCTTCCACCATTCCAAAGATCGGATTGACCGTGATTATCAAGCGGTCAGTTACCTGTCAAAGGTTGAGTGGGAGATTTCTGGCTTAGACCCTTCCAGCGCAGCGATCTCCTCAGTTTTAGAATTCGAGGAGGTCTGTCGTCTAACCAACGAACGCTTTACTGCATATTCCGATGGCGGTTATATTCCGCCTGCCCTAAATCAGGTACTTCATCTGATGCAAGGCATTATTAGTCGGGTGCTTGGCGATCTGAGGCCGGACGAGTGGATCGAAGCGTGTCGTTTTGGTCCTGGGGCGTGTTTCAAAGTCCGAGGCACTACGAGCTACGATAAGATCGGGGCGAAGCCCAGTGTAACTATGGACTTCGCACTTCTGGGACTTGCGCTGGTTAACTCCAGCCCGAGTTGGATCAGCTCCATCCGGGGCCAGGGTAAGGACGATTTCAGCGGTGATGAACCGCTAGGTTATCCTAAACCCTTAACTTTGGGTGATTTACAGCTGGTTCGAGGCGGCAATTTCTCCCTTGTTCCCAAAAAGGCTACAACACATCGTGATATTGAGGTGCAACCTGCTCTAAACGTCTATGCCCAACTCGGGCTCGGCGCTATGATACGGAAGCGTCTCAAAAGATCGGGATTAGACCTTGACCGGCAACCGGCTAAAAACCGGGAACTAGCTAGGCTCGGCTCGATCTACAATCACAATGCCACTATCGATATGCGCGGTGCGTCTAACACGATTTCCAAGAAGCTGGTAGAGTTTCTCTTTCCAGTTCGATGGTTTTGTGCTCTTGACATCTGCCGCACGCGTTACCTAGAAAACTTTCCCGAGGACGGTGATTTACTACCGCTCGAAAGGTTTTCATCTATGGGTAATGGCTACACGTTCGAGTTGGAAAGTTTGATCTTCCTATCGATTGTGCGGGCCACAGCGGATGAGATGGGTGTGAAGCTGCGTATGCAGTCCAACACTCATGTGTATGGCGACGACATCATATGCCCT